TGTCCATTGAATGATTTAGGAGCGTTTTCGTATGTTAGTGTTATAAAGGCTGCGGAATTGGAATGTTTTTGTTCTTGACCGAGTCTAAATATCCATGCGTTTTGTCTGTCTCTTTTGCATTCGGGACATTTTCCACAAGGGACGACATTTGTTTTTTTGCCGCCCATTGTAGAGTAATTTCTGTAGAGTGTGATTGGTGTTAAGCACATAATGTTATAGACGTATTCCGCCTCTTGCAATTCTGAAAGAATTTAATCTTTGGTTTTTGCGTTTTTGAGTCATTTTTCGTCTACGAGGTTTACCTCTGAATGATCTTCTTTTTGTGTACATTGTTCTGTGCATTATTAGTTATACTCCTTTGGGCGTTCCAAAGTATGGCATTAGTCTTGTTGCTTTTAAGTCGTGAAATATATGTGCATATATTTGTTCAACTGGGTCGGTAATAGTTCCTTGTACTGCAAATATTCTTTCAGTAGGGTCACAGTTAATAAATTCTTCATTTAGATAAGGTTGTGTATCGAATTTTCGGGCCATGTGCCAAAATTCTAAAGTTGTTCTAAATTCTCCGTGAACACTGGATAACATGTGTTTATATTCGGCATATCTGGGTGTGTAACCGAATACATTATCGTCTTTTACTGATGAAGTTGCGTATATTTCCTCAGTTGTAATAGGTTGTTCTCCTAAGTGTGCAAAGGAAGGGAAGTAGTAATCGAATTTATCAAATTTTTTGAAGTGTTTTGGTATCCCTTGAAAGTAAGCAGTTTTAGGCATAACGGACATTATTCCTATAATGTAACCGTGTTCTTGTGCGTAGTAGCTAAAATTGTTAGATCCACCTACATTGATACCGTGACCGGCCATGTTTCCTTGTGGGGTTGGATCAGTAGAGGCTACTCCTGATTCTGATGTCTGCAACACCTCAGATATCGTTACAGGAGATTTACCGCCTCCAAGATATTCGGGTCTTTGAAGTCTTGCGTCTGAAGAAGTTACACCAAAGTGAGATTTGATAACTTCTATATATCGGCTTCCGCCTCTTGCGTTTTTTTCGAGCCATTCTTGTAGTCTGAAGGCTTGTCTTAAGTCGTTAATTGATGATGCAGTAGCAGTAGATAAATCAGCTTGTAAATTAGCTGAGTTATCCATTTGTAAAGAAGTACCAATTATAGGTGGGGAATCTGAAGTTAAATTTCCATTTAAGGTTTGCAGTGCCTTTTGATTAGGATAAGAAGCCCCGTTCATTGATTTTATTTTAGAAGAAGTACCAGAAACAAAATTAATGTCTGCAGTAGTGCCTAATGGTATAGTAGCTTCAGGTCCTTTTTGTGTCCAGGGTAAAGCAGATGTGAAATAATCGTGTTGCCATGCTCTATTTTGTAAGTCTTGTAATTTTTCAGATATTGAGTCTCCTTGATAACCATCAACTAATTCGTAAGGTCTTTTTGCTATAAGGTTTTGATCTCTGTAATATTCATTAAATATAAGTGAATAAGCGGCGAAAGGTAATGCTGATACTTCTGATTTTTGGGTACTTGTTGAAGATCCTGGGAGTATAGGTATACCGAGATAATCTGTTAGTGAGCCAGGTTTTGTAGTGTCAGAATAACATTTAATATATGGAAATACTGAGTTATCGAGTCCGTCTTCTCCTCCAGTGATAAAGTCCTCCCAGTTTGACCAAGTAAGTCTATTAGGTACAAAAAAGAAGTGAGTAAATACATCTATTCGGTGCATGACTGGAGCAATCATAGGAGCGAAGCGTAACATTTGTGTACTGTTAAGTTTTATTTTATCTCCTGGTAATACGTCCATTACTAATGTAGGAGTAAGAGTTCCCATTTGCATTGACATTTTTCTATCATGAGATAGGTTGAATGTGTTACTTTTTGGTTTGTTAATTAATATTTCATTAAAGATTGACATGTTTTAAAAGTTTAAGAGGTTATATATAGGGCTTCCGTCTAAGATCATTTTTAAAAAACGAGGGCCTAACTGTTTTAGAATATCTTCGGGAGCTTGATTAGGATCTTTAAGGCGTATACGATTCCATTCTTGTTCAAGAACATTTTCGTTTCCGATACGACCTTCATCAGAAAGTTTAGCTTTATTTGATTTAAATATATTATCTTGAATGTAACCGTCACGGAGTGTTTTTAGATTTTCTAAAGCTTGTTTATTATTTATTAAGTCTTGACCTTTGTTAATTTCTTCTTGTAATTCTGTAGCGGCTTTATTAGTAGCAAGTATTGCATTTGCTTCATTTAATTCTTGTTGTGATCGAACATTTTCAGTTTGTGCTTGTGTGTTTTTAAGTTGTACGTATTGCATCATTGGGTTATCACCCATAGCTATATCGTTAATTTTTGGATCTTTGGCTCCAGGCAGTGCATTGGCAGTACCAGAAGTTTGACCAGAAGAGCCACCATATACGAGATTTGGATTTAATCCAGCAGAGCGTAATCTTTGCATTTGTTGGGAGGGGTGGTTGTAATTATTTGTTTTATCCCACATGTTTAGATCATGGGCTCGTGATCTTTCGGATTCACGTTTACGTGCTTTATTTCCGAATATTGAGCTGGCAATTCCGCCTACAGCGGAAGCAATTAAAGGTACTGCTAAAGGGATAGGCATTATTTTACTTTTTTATAAATTGATATTAATTGATTTATGCGGTCAATATAGTTTTGAGCGTCTATACATCTGTAAGAGTATAGTTTGAAATTTGATTCGAGTTCTACAGCAAGTAATATTCCTGCTGATAGTTTTTTTCCTTCGTTAATTTCTTCTTGTTTTGTTTGTAATTTTTTCATGATGTTGAATTTAAGTGTCTGTTTATCAGACTGTTAGTGTTTATATTTGTACTATAATTAATACTATGTAAAGTAGTAATTTTAGTGGGTTTAACAGCGTTTTGCTGTTTTTGATTTAGCTAATATATAACTTTTTTTTTAATATGCAAATTGATCTCTTTTTTCACTTCGTAAACTGCGTTCTATTGAGTTGAATTGTTGCTATTTTTAAAGTTATTTTTTTTTTAGCTAATTTGTTGTTTTTCAGATGAGTGTCATCTGGCATAAATATATCAAGAAAGTAATTTATGCGTCTCCCCTTTTGAGGGAGTTAGGCAAAAAAAAGACAAGAATTATAAATTCTCGCCTTTTGTTGTTGCCGTTGGTTTTTCGTTTTGTTCTTTTAAAGCGTTTTGTTCAGCTTTAATAAGTTTTTGATGTTCCTGTATCTTTTGATCGTGTTCTTGTTTAATTTTAAGCTTTAAAGCTTTTTCACGAGCTTTTAGATCTTCTCTGTAAGCAATAAGATCTGTAATATCATCTATGATAGGTATTTCAGAATCGAAATACATTGGTTCGTTATGACTCACGTCGGAATGTATTCCTCTACTGTGGTTATGAAGTAATTGTTTGACTGTTAAGGTCATATCGGGTACTGTCATTGAGGGGCTGTTATTTGTTTCTCCTTTAAAAGTAGGAGGGGTGTTCTGAAATTGTTTTATAATTTTAGAATGTAAGCTTTTTGTTTTCTCTGTTTGTTTTTTCATGTTGTCTGTATTTGTTTAATTTTTGTTGAAGTTCCAAACTATAGTCATGTTGTTGGAATTGTTCCCATGTGAGGGCGTTATGTTTTTGCCATTCGGCGGCCATTTTTTGGCGTTCTGATTTTGTAAAGATTTTTTCTTTGTAGTATCGAGGCATTTTGAGGATCTGTCCTCCAGCTTGTGTAATACAGGGTAATTTGTTACTATGGTAGTAATTTTTAATCTCTGGAGTGAGGTAACCACTTCCAAGATTTTTAGATTGTCTTTGAAATTGTGGGTAACGGTCGTCGTCGTCTTGGGTAGGCTCCCAGTTGCTTTGCATAATATATCCGAGAGTGTATCTCTGTGAAGCTCCTTCGCTTTTAGCAATATCGACGTGGCCATGTGACCAGATATTTTGTAATTTTTCATGATGTTGTAAGATGTTAGGGTTAATATTGAATGCTATCGCATGATAGTGTGGTCTTAAGAATTTAGTTCCATATTCGCCTACTGCATAGTAGCGAATGGTTTTTGATGAATTATTTTGTTTGCGTAATCGTTTCCAAAAATTTGTTAAATGTTTTGGGCATAAGGTATCGTGTCCATTGAATGATTTAGGAG